TTTACTGTTACTGCTGCTGCCAGTGCTACCAATAGTGGAAATGTTTCGATTACTTTATCTGGTGCAAGTCAATTTGTTTGCGAAAGTTGGTCAAAATCTATACCATATAACAATAGAGCAACAATCCAAGCAACATTTAGAGAGGTATTTGAACCATGAGTAGTAGTGTAATTAGTGATATTCAATCAATAAATCCTTCATCAATAATTGAATTATTTACACTTACAACTACTACAGCTTTACATGGTTCTGATGCAACTTATAGATTTCACGCTGGTTCAAATTTAAATTCAAACGGTGAAATTGTTTGGGCTGGTAATACTTACCAAAGATTTCCTGTACAAGCAGAAGGTTTTGCATATCAGAAAGGGCAAATACCAAGACCAACTTTAAGTGTTAGTAATGTAATTGGTACAATTACATCTATTCTTTTGGCTGTAAATGAAACAACAACAGGTAATGATCTTACTGGTGCAACTGTAACAAGAATAAGAACATTGGCAAGATTTATTGATGCTGTTAATTTCCCTGGCAATGTGAATCCTTTTGGTACGCCAGATCCAAATGCTGAATTTCCGCAAGAAATATATACAATTGATAGAAAATCTCAAGAAACAAGAGAGATGGTTTCTTTTGAACTAGCTGCACCGATTGATTTAGCTGGTGTTCGTGCTCCAAAACGTCAATGTACTAGAAAAGATTTTCCTAGCATTGGTCGTATAAGAGTATGAATTGGAAAGATGCTGCTATGCTTCATGCAAAAGAGCAAGATCCAAAAGAATCTTGTGGATTATTAATAGAAGTAAAAGGTAAGCAACAATATTTTCCATGTAAAAATTTATCAACTTGGGCATATCAATGTTTTATTATTGATCCAGAAGATTATGCAAGGGCAGAAGATACCGGAAAAATTTTAGCTGTTGTCCATAGCCACCCAATAACACAACCTATTGCAAGTCAGGCAGATATGATAGGTTGCGAAGATTCAAATATACCGTGGCATATTGTTAATCCAAAAACAGAGCAATGGGGTTATTATGAGCCAAAAGGTTACAAACCACCATTACTTGGTAGACCATGGGTTTGGGGTGTAACTGACTGTTGGGCATTAGTTAGAGATTGGTATAAAGAAGAAAAAGGAATTATTTTAAGAGATTGGGAAAGACCAGTGACACCAGAAGAATTTGTTAAAGATCCAATGTTTGAAAGATGTGCTTGGCGTACAGGTTTCAGACAACTTAGACCAGAAGAAAAATTACAAAATGGTGATTTATTATTTATGTCAATATTAACTACTGGTTTGAATCATGTGGCGATTTTTATAGATGGAGATGTTTTACATCATTTAGGAGATAGAATAAGCTGTAAAGAACCATACAATGAATGGTTGCAAAAATGTACTGGTATGAGGTTACGTTATGCTCCGCAAAGTTAAGTTATATGGTGAGCTTGCAGAAATAACAGGTCATAAGGAATTTGATGTTGCTGTAAATACAACTGCACAAGCTGTAAGTTTTCTTGTAAATAATTTTCCACAGTTAGAGAAGCATATGGCAAATAGATATTATCAAGTGTTATGTGATGAAAATGATGTTGGTCTTGATGAATTACACTTTCCAACAGGTAAATCAGATATAAAATTTGTCCCAGTGGTATCTGGTGCTGGTGGTAATTTTGGAAAAATTTTATTTGGTGCAGCTTTAATTGCTATGAGTTTTGGTGTTGGTGGTTTTTTTGGTGGACTAGGCAGCACTACTGTTATGGGAGGTACGGCTACAGCATTTGGTGCTAAAGTAGCTTTCGGTATTGGTGCATCATTAGTATTATCAGGTGTAAGTGGAATGTTGTTTCCTATACCAAAAATGCCAGAATTTAGTTCTGAACAAGATCCAAGGTTGTCATTTAGTTTTAGTGGAACTCAACAAACGGGAAGAGCCGGTACTCCTGTTCCTGTTGTATATGGAGAAATCGTGACTGGCTCAGTCGTGATCAGTGGTGGTATTGATACAGAGCAAGTACAAGTATGACTAAAAAAAATAAAGTTATTCGTGGATCTTTTGGTGGTGGAGGAAATCCCACACCACCACAACCTACAAGGACACCAGATACTTTACATAGTAAACAGTTTGCAACATTTTTGGATTTAATCTCTGAAGGTGAAATAGAAGGTAGTGCATCTGCTTCAAAAGAAGGAATAACTGACAAAACATCTACTGCATATAGAAATGCTTATCTTAAAGATGTGTTTTTAAATGATACACCAATATTAAAATCAACAGCAGATTCTTCAGATCCACAAGAAATTGATTTTAACTTTCAAGATGTAACATTTAATTCAAGATTTGGAACTGCAAACCAAACTAAGATTGAGGGTATTGAAAGCAGTCAGTCAACTATTGCAGTTGGTGTAGAGGTAACAAAAGACATTCCAGTTACCAGAACGATCACAAACACATCTGTTGATAGGGTAAGAGTTTCTATTACATTTCCACAAATTCAAATAGCAACTGATGACGGCGATTTATTAGGTGATACTGTAAGTTTTAAAATTTCTGTCCAATACAATTCTGGTGGATTTACAGATGTTCATACTGATACTGTTACAGGTAGAACGGCAGACGCTTATCAAAAAGATTTTTCTGTTTCATTAGATGGAAGTTTCCCTGTAGATATAAGAGTCACTAGAATTACTGATGATAGTACAAGTAGCAGCATTATAAATGCTTTTCAGTGGACAAGTTTTACTGAAATTATTGATGATGATCAAACTTATGCAAACTCTGCTTATAACGCCCTAAGACTTGATTCACAACAGTTTAGTGCAATACCAAACAGAAAATTTAGAATAAGAGGAATAAAAGTAAGAATACCGGGGGCTGGTGCATCTAGCTCTGGTACGCCAACTGTTGATTTGCAAACAGGGAGAATAATTTATCCTGATGGTTATATTTTTAACGGTGTAATGGGTGCTGCTGTATGGACTTCATGTCCAGCAATGATTTTATTAGATTTATTGACTAACACAAGATATGGTTTCGGCGATCATATTACAGATAGTAATCTTGATCTATTTTCTTTTGTAACAGCAAGCAAGTATGCAAATGCTCTAGTTGATGATGGTCTTGGTAATCAAGAGCCACGTTTTAGTTGCAATGTAAATATTCAATCATCTAGTGAAGCATTTGATCTTATAAATGAACTTGCTGGTGTAATGAGATGTATGCCTATTTATTCTGCTGGTTCAATTACTATTACACAAGACTCACCAAAAACTGCAAGTTATCTTTTTAATTTAAGTAATGTTACTTCAGAAGGTTTTACTTATTCTGGTAGTAGTTTAAAACAAAGACATACTGCTATTGCCGTTTCATATTTTAATATGGATAGTCAAGAAATTGATTATGAGATTGTAGAAGATAGCACTGCACAAAGTAAGTTTGGAATAATTACAAAACAAGTAAAAGCTTTTGGCTGTACATCAAGAGGTCAAGCTGCAAGATTAGGTCGTGCAATATTATTCGCAGAACAAAACGAATCTGAAATTATAAGTTTTTCTACATCCATTGATGCTGGCACTGTTGTAAGACCTGGAGCAATTATTGATATTAATGACCCTGTTCGGGCTGGTGTTAGAAGAGGTGGAAGATTATCAGCAGTTGCTTCAACAACTGTAATGACTGTAGATGATACAAACGAAACAAATCTAGCTCAAACAGGATCTGCAACTTTTAGTGTTGTTTTACCAGACGGAACTGTTGAAACCAGAGATATTTCCAGTATTAGTTCTGCTGGTGTTGTTACAGTAAGTTCTGCTTTTTCACAGACACCAAATGTTAATACAGTTTGGTTAATAGAAAATTCATCTATTAAAGCCCAAAAATTTAGAGTTATTACTGTTGAAGAACAAGATGGTATTAATTATTTAATAACAGCACTATCTTATGTTGAAGCTAAATATGCGTTTATTGAAGATGGTTCTAGTTTGCCAGAGAGACCTATTTCAATATTAAACAGGCTTACAGAACCTCCATCAAACGTTAGTGCTGTCGAAACTATTGTTCCAATAAATAATCAAGCAGTTTCTAAAATATTTATTAGTTGGCAACCGATTGTTGGTGTTATTGAATATCAGGTTAATTACAGATACCAAAACGGAAACTTTGTTTCAGAAAAAGTTTCAAGACCTGATTTTGAAATAAAAAACAGCCAACTTGGTAAATATGAAATACAAGTATTTAGTTATAATGTATTTGGTAAACTTTCAGCAACTTCAAGTGATATTACTTTTCAAGCTGTTGGAAAAACTGCTCTTCCAGAAGATCCAACAGGACTAACAGTAGAACCAGTCTCCGAACAGTTTATAAGATTAAGATTTAATCCAGCAACAGATGTTGATGTAACACATGGCGGTTCTATTTCTGTAAGACATACTCCAAGTATAGATCCAGCAGTTAATTCATATACTAATTCAACAGAAATAATACCAAAACTTTCTGGAAATATCAGCGAAACATTAGTTCCTGCTTTAACTGGGACTTATAGTATTAAATTTCTCGATGATGGTGGCCGCAGATCACTAAATGCAGCAAAAATAATTGTGACACAACCTGATCCACAACCAAATCTAGTAATTCTTACAGAAAGAGAGGACACAGATTCACCACCATTTCAAGGCACAAAAACAAATACTACATATGATGAGAGTCTTGATGGCTTGTTATTAGATGGCACTTTGCTTTGGGATTCTATAACACAAAATATTGATGATTTATCAAATATTGATTTTGCTGGTCCAATTTCTTCAAGCGGTTCATATGAATTTCAAAATGTTGTTGATCTTGGTGGAATTTTTAACTTGACTTTAAAAAGAAGATTTGTAACTGCTGGTATTTTGCCTAATGATCTTATTGATTCAAGAACTGCAAATATTGATACATGGACTGAGTTTGACGGAACGGTTGCTGATGACGTTAATGCCAAATTACTTGTTGCTACAACTGAAGATGATCCAAATTCAGCTTCACCTACTTTTACACAATTTAACACTTTTGCAAATGGTGAATATAGGGCGAGAGGTTTTAAATTTAAAGTTGAATTAACATCAGATGACCCTGCTCAAAATATAAATGTTTCAGAACTTGGTTTTGAGGCAAGCTTAAAAAGAAGAACTGAAACTGTTAATACTTCTATTGCATCTGGAACTTCAGCAAAAACAGTTACCTTCCAATCCCCTTTCTTTGTCGGTACTGGATCACTTGGTGGATCAACAACTGCATTTTTACCATCAATAGGTATAACTTTAGAAAATAGTGTTGCAGGTGACTATTTTAAAATTACTTCTATAACAAGCACGCAATTTGTTATAGAAGTACGAAACATAAGCAACGATTTTAAAAACCTTAATTTTAGATATACTGCAATTGGGTTTGGTAAAGGAGGGTAAATATGTTTATATTTAATTTATTAGGTACTATATACTTATATAAAAAGGATTAAGCAATGGCAACACATGATTATAATATAGCCAACCAATCTGGTGCGGCTTTTAGAACAGACCTAAATAACGCCTTAAGTGCCATAGTAACCAATAATTCTAATTCATCTGATCCGGCAACAACTTTTGCCAGTATGTTTTATGCGAATACTACTGCTGGCAGAATGCAGCTTAGAAATACAAGTAATAATGCTTTTGTAGATGTATTTACTCTAGCTGGTGGACCACATTTTGCAGAGGGTGGAACGATACAGGGGAAAAATATAGGTAAGGGTAATAATTCTCTAAACACCAATACAGTATTTGGTAATGACTGTTTATCTGGATCAGTTACAGGTGATGGTAATACAGCTATGGGTGATGATTGTCTAAAAACTAATACATCAGGTACAAACAATTCTGGGTTTGGTAATCATGCCATGCAGTTTACAACCACAGGTTCTCAGAATACTGCTGTGGGTATGTCTGCATTGATTGACAATAGTACTGGTGACAGTAACACCGCCATAGGTCAGTTTGCTCTTGGCGACAACACAACTGCTAGTAACAACACCGCAGTAGGTAGACAAGCCTTACGACTAAACACAACTGGAGCAAACAACACCGCTGTGGGATCGTTAGCCTTAGATGCTGCGACAACAGCAACTAATAATACCGCCGTGGGTAAGAGTAGCCAATCAGCAACTACAACAGGTGGAGAAAATACATCAGTGGGCATGAACTCAATGCTACTCAATACTACGGGAGAGGACAATGTTGCCATTGGATACAACACCTTAGACGCAAATACTACTGGCAATAGGAATACAGCTGTGGGAAAAGGTTCTTTAAGTGATAACGTATCAGGCGATGACAACGTGGCTGTTGGAAATAATGCTTTAAATCAAAATACAGCATCTAATAATACAGCAGTAGGTGATAGTGCAATGCAAGTAAATACAAGCGGTGAATCTAATGTGGCTGTAGGTGCAAATGCTCTTGATGCCAACACAACTGGTACAGGCAACGTGGCCATTGGAATGACCGCTTTAACTTCTGCCACAACTGCTGATAACAATACGGCGGTAGGTAGAAATGCACTGATTTTAAATACTACTGGCGATACCAACGTGGCCGTAGGAAACAATTCTTTAGACGCTTGCACAACTGGTAGTGGCAATGTGGCAATTGGTGCTTTTTCAATGTCAGCACTAACAACTGGATCTGAAAATAATGCTGTGGGTAAAAGTGCTTTAGGTGCATTAACTACAGGTAATTTGAATAACGCATTTGGAAGAGAAGCATTAAGACAATGTACAACGGGAGCAAACAATAGTGCATTTGGCCATGAAGCACTTGAGAAATTAGAAACTGCGGATAACAATGCTGCTTTTGGTTATGAGGCGTTAACAAACTGTACTACTGGTTCGGACAATAATGCTTTTGGTGCTAATGCTTTAGATGCTCTCACGACAGCCACAGACTGCAACGCATTTGGTAAAGCAGCCCTAGGTGCTTGCACTACAGGTAGTTCAAATACAGCAATGGGTCATGCAAGTTTAGATGCTTGTACAACTGGTACAAACAACTGTGCATTTGGATCGACAGCATTAACAGACTGTACGACAGGTGCAAGTAATACGGCTGTAGGAGAAAATGCACTTGCTGATGTAACAACTGCCGATAATAACGTAGGAATCGGTGAAGATGCTGGGAGGCTAGTTACTACAGGTGCAACAAATGTTTTTATTGGAAAATCTGCTGGTGGATTTGCAACTACAGGAAGTTTCAATGTTGGAATAGGAAATGAAGCTGCTAGGGGTGCTAATAGTAGTACTCAAACACTTACAGGTGATGGCAATACTTGTGTAGGAAGGGGTGCTGGTGAGGATTTAAGAAGTGGTGGTAATAACTTATTATTAGGAAGAGACACAGGAAAGCACGCAAGTCCATCTGGAACAGTAAGTACTTCAAGCAATCAGATTTGTTTAGGAAATAATGATATTACTGACGCATTTATAAAAGTTGCTTTAACAGCTACATCTGATGTAAGAGATAAGACAGATATTAATGATTTCAGTTATGGTTTGTCCTGGATCAATAAATTACGCCCTGTTACTTTTAGATGGGATATGAGATCAAATTATGATGATGGTAAACCTGATGGTAGTAAAAAAGAATCGAAAATAAATTTAGGTTTTTTAGCACAGGAAGTTTTAGAAATAGAAAAAGAACATGGATTTGCAGATGAAAAAGATAATATGCTTTTAATAAATGAAAATAATGATGGGAACTATGCAATGAAATATGACAGAGTTGTACCAATTCTTGTAAATGCAATAAAAGAGTTATCCGAAAAGGTCACAGCCCTCGAAGCAGGGTAAACTGTAAGTAACTTAATTTTTAATTATGGCTGACGAAAGAACTGCAGAAGAAGTAGCAGAAATTTTTACTTCTGCTGCTGATAGCGTAACTGTTATTAATGCAGATGCAAATTTTGCTGCATACGGTACAAGAACATCCGACACAACTACTACTGAAACAGAATGGAAAGCAAAAATGAAAAGAAACGTAGACCATCTTGAGATCATCAAAGCCTACACAAAAACAGATGGAAAAACTTCTATCTGGACAACAGAAGATTTTACTGATATAGATGCTGCTATTACTGCTGGTAAAAAACTTTATTCTTAAATTATGAATTTACAAAAACTAAAAGAAACAAAGCAACAATTAATGCTTGAAAAAGAAAAACAGCTTGCAAATTTATACGAACTTACTGGTGCGATAAAGTTGTTGGAGCAGCAGATTGTTGAGACTGAAGCTGAATCCGTAACAGACCAGCCAGCAGATACAGAGGCATCAAGCCTAAAATAAATAAAAATGTCATTAAAGTTAAGGGCATTGCCAATTTACTTAAAATTTCTTTCAGCATAATGTTTCAAAAAATCGCTAATGTTTTGAGTATTATCTCATTTGTAATGGTAGCTTCCATGAGTGGTGGA